ATCATAACCCAGATCGGATGGCTTGCTGATATACAGCGCCCAGCTGGACACCCATAACCAGAAATCATCTTCTTTTCCGGGGTACAACGTCAGGTTATTAGCTTTGGTGCTGTCTCTTTTGAAAAAGCGTGTCAGGGCCTGTCCGGTATCCATGACCTCCAAAAATCCGGCGTAGTGTATCAGCTCTTTATACCGGTTCGGCGCCGGGGTCGCAGTAGCTACCAGTTTATACGGCACCCCTTTGAATTTATCAAGGAACACCTGATACGTTTTGCTCCCAAAGCTGCGGAGTACCGCGGCTTCATCCAGTCCCGAGGATGCTTTGAAGTATGCCGGATCGATATCCCCGTCCCGCACCCGCTCATAGTTGGTCATAAGGATTTGACTTTTATTGTGCCTGACCTCTTCCATGGTACGGACGTATTCCGGCGGCTTGATTTTCAGCTTGTCGACCGCATCCGCATAAAACTCCTGTTTTACCCCCAGCGGCAAAACAATCATGCTTTGCCCGTCGGTATGTTCCGCTGTGAGCCTGCTGAATTCAAGTTCCTGCATTGTTTTACCGAGGCCGAATGCTTCAAACAGGGCGCGGCGGCCGCCTTTGACCGCCCACATCACGGCATCCCGCTGGTGGGGCTTTAATATGGGGTTGACTTCATCCGGGGAAATGGTAAACCCGCTGTCCTGTGCAATATCAATCTTAGATTTGAGAAATTCTATGTAATTTT